GAAGACTTGTTTGAGTTCATCTCGAAGGTTTTTGTCCCCACGTTTGCTTGCGCCCATTTATATCACTCGGTGGCTTCTCAGAGTGATGCGACGATCGGGTCGATCGTGTTGCCTCTGACGTCAGAGGGTTGGATTGATCCCGCGTTGGTGGATTTTCATGGTTTGGCGTTTGGCGCCTACCGGATTAATGCCACGAATGCGGTGACAACGTGCCTGGGTTTCGGCGATGAAGCGAAGCTTGGCAAGCATTGCAAGATAACATGCGATAAGTCTGTCGAATGTCTTACACCTGAGTCCAAAGGCGGGACGTTGGTGGGATGGACGACACACGTAGCGTTTGTCTTGCGGAAATGCTTGTGCAATGCGCATAATTCGCTGTGTCACAGGCATGGATCGATTCAGCCGCTCGCGACGCGCGATGTTCGGGAGGTGCTCCCCGATTTTGCGCGAGCGGTTTTGGGGCATACGGATCGGTATTGGTTGAACGAGATGATGGATTACCTTGTCTGGTTGGCGAAGTGGCCGTTTGGTAAGAGGCAGTCGATAGAGCAATCTATGATGAATGACAGCCTCAAACCGAACCGAGTCAAAGCGATGGTGAAAAGGGAGATTAACCACAAGTTGCCCTCGAAAGCGCGTATGATTCAGTTCTACGCAAATTTGATGACGCAAGCGTGGTTTGGACCCCAATTTTACTCAGCGCAAAAGACCCTGTGCCAAGTGTTTCGCCGGAAACGGATGGGTGATTCTGGTATTGACATCACGTTCGCGAGCGGGATGACGGCGGTTGAGATCGGGCAGTGGATGGAGGATGTTGTGGGGGAAGGTGCGCTAATGTTTTATGAGAGAGACGGGAAAAATTGGGATTCGAGCATGCAGGAGCAGCATGCTTTGTTTCGTCAAGATGTGTACCGTATCTTTGATCCAGAATTGGCGCAGTTCGCAAACGATTGTGATAAGGTCAAAGGGTTTGCGGTCTTCCCTGGAGGACTTCTACGTTATTCGATGGAATATACCGTGAAGTCCGGACACAACGACACCACGTTGGGCAATAGTCTCGTCAATGCAGCAATTGCGTATGCAGCACTGAAGAGGCTAGGTTTGTCCGCTTCGATTCTCGTGGCCGGAGATGACCTACTCGTAGCCATGTACGATCCTTGCACGGTTGACGTGCTCGTTGCGGCGGAGCGGGAGTATGGTATTACGCCTGAAGCGCGTGTTTTCGAGAGTTTTGAACATGTGACGTTCATCTCCGGCATGTGGTTGGGAGATGGTGAGAAGATTGGATTTGTGCCACTACCCGGACGTTTATTCGCTCGATTGTGGTGGACAGTTGCTCCTCCTTCCCACAAGAAATCACAGATGTACATGCGTGGAGTGGCACGCGGTTTGTTGCCAGTGGCGGGCACAATTCCGCTGGTACGCGTGCTGCTCCGGACTTTCGACACACATGGCGATGCTATTTCCAGCGATAAAGGTAAGCAATTTCAAGGTTCTAAGTTCGATTTCGGCCCCGGTGTGTGGTCGTCTTTCGAGCGCAGGTACGGTCTGACAACTGAGGAATTGATGGATTGTGAGAGCTGGTTGCGGGGCTTGCCTCGCGAAGCGCTCATCCTCAAACACCATGTTTTGGATCGTATGGCTGAAGTGGACCTTGTAGATGTGCAGGACCGTGGAGCTGGAATTTGGTAGGACCCAGGCGTTCACCACCGCTAAACCGGTTATTTGAAGAAGCTATGCCTAGAGCACGACGAGAACGCGAGAGGCGCGGAGGTGCGGGGGTGGAAGTTGAAATCCATCGCAGATTGGCTCAGTTCGGTGTGTCCGGATCGGGCCGCGATTGGGTTCTCAGAGCTTTGCATCCTGCCAGTGAGAAAACCTCTCCTGGACTACCAGACGAATCGGCTGCATTCGTACTGAGACCTGATTTCCGAGTTACTGCCACCATTATGCCCCCAGCGGGTGCAAACCAGTGGGATTGTCTTATCTGGACAACCCCTGGTGATGTTAATGCTGTGTATTGGGCTGCAGGGCAGAGTCCTTGTGATTTCAGTGTTTCAGTTCCGCCGAATGGTTCGGTAGTTGGACGTGTTCTATTGCAAACCAGTGTGATGTCGGATCCAACTAATCCCTACCAGATACAGTATGGCCCTTCAGCTGAATCTGCTTTAACTATGGTCCCAAGTTTGAGACCGGCAGCTTTTAGGCATCAGTTCATGTCCATGACAGTTGAATTGATTGCAGCAGCCGTCTCAGACCAAGGACAGGTTTATTCAGGTCAGTTTGCGCCATTGCTGCACAGTGTGGGGTTAGTTGAGTGGTCGGGTTATGATTCGGGTGTTCCGAATCCATCAGCGCCCGAGACCAATTACGGACTCATTGGTGAGCATTACACATCCATTTTGCCAGCAGATGAAGTATCGCTGTCACGCATGAACCCCGATTACTATCAAGCGCCTGCTCGTGAGGGCGTGTATATTCCAATGCGATTGACGGGACCGTCGCAACCTTTTGCTCGTTGTACGACCGGGCAAACTGTTCATCAAGTGAATGGAGGCGCAGGTTATTTGGCGCATGATGAGAGTTTATTTCCTGTTGGTGGGATCATAACTCCAACCGCCGGAGCATTGGCGTCAAATCCAGCTCCGGTCCCCTGGCCGTTTGTAGTACCAGTAGCGGCGTTAACTTCTCCCGACGGGACCATTGTTAGTATTCCAGGTCGCGTCGAAATGGACTCGGGTTTTG